CTCGGATTTGATCTTCATCACGGCCGACGGCGCCTACCCCCTCTCGAAAGCGTTGCTGACCGACCGCGCCCAAGAAGCCGATGCCCTGACCGATAAAATCCAGAACCTGGTGAACGGGGACGTCCAGGCTTTCCAGGGCAATTTCGGCTGGCAAATCATTCTCTATCCCATAGGCAACAAGGTCATCTTGAATGTGCCAAACGGCTATGCCAATTACCAGTATGTGATGAATACCATCACGGGGGCATGGTGCAAGTTCACCGGCTGGAATGCGCAATGCTGGGAGCTGTATAACGACGGCCTGTATTTTGGTGGATCTGGAGCCGTGTATCAAGCCGACACCGGCTATTCCGATGCCGGCAATACCATCAATGCCGATGCCCAGCAAGCCTTTAACTATTTCGGAGTGGATGGGCTGAAATATTTCACCGGCATGCGGCCGGTATTTTATGGTTCATCCGGCATGAGTCCTTCCTGTGCGATCAATGTCGATTTCGATACCTCGATGGCGCCCAGTGTGACTACAGGGACTTATGGCGGATTTACGCCCTGGGGTTCCGCCTGGGGCAGTTCCTGGACGACACCCAACGGCACGGTGCGAGGCTGGCATGGCGCGGGCGGCTTCGGCTATACCGGGGCGCCGCATATCGCCATGAACGCGAAATTCGTTTCTTGCCAGTGGCAGAGTACCGACGTGATTTTCCAGGCGGCCGCGCCGGGGTATGCATTTTGAAGCAGATTTTTTATGGCGATTCGGACTTGGTCAAGCAATGGATGGCGCCACGCATCGGCAGTCCAGCGCCAGCCCATCACAATACGATTTGCCTGGTCGAAGGCGAAAAGATACTGGCGGGAGTATGGCTAGAGAATTACAATGGTGTCAGCGCCGTGCTCCATGTTGCGGGCGAAGGCAAACGCTGGCTGACGCGTGCTTTCGCTGAAGCGGTGTTTCATTATGCCTTCAACGTCTTGGGATGCAAGAAATTGATCGGTGTGGTGAGTAGTGCCAATACGCAAGCCCGTCGTTTCGACGAGCATTTGGGATTCAAGATAGAAACGGTAATCGAAGACGCCGACCCTACAGGTTCGCTCATCATTTACTCGCTGAAACGTTCAGACTGTAAATTTTTGGGAGAAACGCATGGGGAAGCCCTCCGCGCCTGATCCAGGGCAAACCGCCGCCGCCCAGGCTGGCGCCAATAAGGAAACCGCGATTGCTACCGGGGAAATAAACCGGGTCAATCAATACGGCCCTTTCGGTTCCTCCACCTATACCGTCACCGGATACAATCCCGACGGCACCCCTATCTATGCCCAGAATACCAATCTGTCGGCGCCCGTCCAAAATATCCTGAATACCCAATTACAGAATCAGCAAGCGGCCCAGGGCATTAGCGGCAATCTCTTGCAGTCGGCGGCCAATGAATATTCGCACCCCATCGATACTTCGAATGTCAATGCGTTAACAAATTCGGCGGGGCCGGCGTCTGCGTCGGGAATAGGCAATTACGCGACGACGGCCGGCAATGGGGGCGGCGACATCCAGCGCTCACTCGGCGATTGGAGCAATGTGCCAGGGGTGATCCAAGGCGCCCAAGATGCCGCCTACCAAAACCAGATGGCCTATCTGAATCCGCAGTTTGCCAACCAACAGAGTGATTTGAATGCCCAATTAGCAGCCCAGGGCATTACTCAGGGCTCGGATGCCTGGAATCGTGCGCAAGGTGAGTTGAGCCGCAACCAAACTTTCGGCCAGCAACAAGCGCAGAATGCCGCTTTCAATCAAGGCATCAATGCCGGCAATACCGCTTTCGGCATGAACCTTCAAGCCGGCAACTTCGCCAATCAAGCCCAACAGCAAGGCTATAGCGAAGCGGCCAATAATGCCGCGCTGCAAAATCAGCAAGCCGATGCGCAAACGCGCGTGAATATGAATAATGCCCAGATGGCGAACCAGATGGCTATGTTCAACGCCAATTTGAACAATCAAGCCCATGCCCAAGGCATGCAAGACGCGTTCGCCAAATATAACCAACCGCTGCAAACCTATAACGCCCTGCAATCGGGGGCGCAACCAACGATGCCTAGCTTTGGCAATGTGCCCGGCGTGAATGTAGCGCCGACCGATGTGGCGGGAATTGTCAATCAAGGCTATGGCAACCAGGTGGGGGCCTATAACGGCACCATGCAGGGCATCGGTACTTTGGGAGCGGCGGCTTTGATGATGATGTCAGATGAGCGCCTCAAGGAAAACATCGAGCGCGAAGGCACCACGCCAGGCGGCAATAAGATCTATTCCTACAATTTCAAGGGCGATAGCCCCAAGAATCGCCAAGTGGGGGTATTAGCCCAGCAGTTGATGAAGAAACAGCCCGAGGCGGTGCATGAAATGCCATCGGGCTTCCTCGCCGTTGACTATGCCAAGGTGAAATAATGGCCGATACCCAATTTGTAGGGCAACTCGATCCCGACCTGAATACCCAGCTATTGAACGCACAGCAACAGGCGCAGCGCGCCCAGGCGATGTATGGCATGGGGATGGCACCGATAGAGCCGGTCGGGCCGCGCTCGCCAATATCGCCGCTGGCGGTGATCGGTAAATTGCTGATGGCCTACAAAGGCCCGCAAGCGATGCAAGAGGCCAATGCCAATCTAGGGCAAGTCGAATCGAAGATTGCGCAAAACCGTCTCGGTTTGATGGCTTCCATCTTGCGCGGCCAAGACCCGAATGCCGCCAGTGGCAGTCCCACGCCGACCGGTTTGCCCGCGAATGCTGCGCCCCAAGGAAATGGCGCTTCTCCGGCATCTACCCCAGCCCCTAATGCGAATACGTCGAGTGGAGTGCCGGACGTGATGCAAGACCCGGTATGGCAAAAGACGGCTTTCGGCGAGCAATTGGGGATGCTACCTCAGGGAAGTGCCGACAATTACGCAAAGGCGCGCTATACCGCCTCTGCGCCGACCGACCTGCAAAAGCTGGTGAGCGCACGTCAATCTGCCCCTGAGGGATCGCCCTTGGCGCAAGCTCTGGATGATGCCATCGCCAAGCAAAACTATCTGGCGCCGGTGGAAGTCAAGCCCGGCAATGTGGCCTTGAATCCGCGCACCAATCAGCCCATGCTTTACAATCCCGCCATGGAAAAAGGCATGACACCGGATTTCAGCAATCCGCTTAATCCAAGTGCATCAGCAACGCCTGGCTATCTGCCCGCAGCGCAAAATCTGGAGCGTATGAAAGCCGGCTCGGCGATACGCGATGTGATGGTCAACGGTGTGGCCCAGCCCATGTATGCCGGTGATGCCGTCGCTGGTGCAGGAGGCAATCAACCGGCATCGGCTATGCCGTCAACTTCGACTTGGAGCGCCGGCGTCCTGTCTCCGAACCAGCTCGGTATGTTGCAGCAGGGCGCGCAAGCCGGCAATCCGCAGGCGCGCGACATGCTGTCGTCTTACCAGCAATGGGCTTCGGGCCGTCCTCCCGGCGCCCAAGGCGTACAGGTGGGGCAGTCTCCCGCCGATCAACAGGCCGAAGTCCAAGCGGCCAAGGATAATCTCAGCCTAGGCTCCAGCGCGCCGCAATCTCGGCAAGCCATGACGGGCTTGGAGAATGCCTTGCAAGTGATGAAGTCTTTAAAAGCTACCGGCCCTGGAACGGCGCCGACCAATGAATTCATGGCGAAAATGGCCAATGTGGTGCCGGGTTTGAAGCCAGGCGATAACGCCAATAATTATCAGTTGGTCAGCAAATACCTCAATAATTCCCTGGCGGCCGCTTCCAGCGTGACCGGCGCCTCCGGTTCCGATGCGCGCTTCGAGCAATTCAGCCATGGGCAGCCGAATGCCGATACTCTGAATATTTCGCCGCTGCAACAGGCTACCCGCTATACGCTTTCGCAATATGACGCGATCCCCGTCAAAAATGCCTTTATTGCGAATGCGGTGCAACAAGCGAAAGCCGCCGGTAATCCGCAACCGAACGTCTGGGCGCAGCAGGAATGGGCCAAGGTATATAACCCCCGGGTATTCGAGTTCAACCGTATGGAGCCGGCCGAGCGCGCGCAATTCAAAGCGAGCATGACGCCGCAGCAGCAACAGAACTTCAGGGCGCAGTATAACGCGGCCCATCAGCAGGGCTGGGTGCAATAATGTCGGCCTGGGACGATACCCCCGCCAGCCCGGCAGCAGCGCAAGCGCCCGTGTCCGCCTGGGACGCCACGCCCAGTTTGACACCGCAACAGGTGCGCGATGTGCAAGCCAAACAGGACGTCAATGCCAGCATAGGGCGACTCGGCGACCTTCTGTATGGCGGAGGCATGGGCGCGGCCGATCTGGTGCAGGGAGTGGGACAGAAGGTCTTACACGGTGCCCAATGGCTGTACGATCAACTGGGCAAGAATGGCCAGGGACAAAGCCTGGCGACGGGGCCAGCCGGCCAAGCGCTAAACAGCATTAGTCAAGGCTTGGATCAGGCTGTCGCCCGGCGCGAAGCGATCTATCAGGCCGATACGCCAGGATCGTTCGCCGCCGGTCTAGGACGCACGATCACTAATACCGCGCCTTTCCTAGCTGCTCCCGAGGGTGCAGTGGCAAGCGGACGTGGCCTCTTGTCGCGCTTATTGCAAAGCGGCACGCAGGGCGCAGGGCTGGGATTGACTCAGCCGGTTACCCAAGATACCGATAATTTCGGACTGCAAGCCGCCAAGCAAGGCTTGACTGGCGCGGTAGGCGGCACGGGCGGCACTGTTTTAGGCTCGGTCTTTGCTGGATCAGGGAGTGACCCCGACCGTCGGTCAGATCATGGGCGGCATCCCTGGCGCGCTGGAAAATAAGCTCACTAGTCTTCCCATCGTGGGCGACATGATCAAGAATGCGCAGCGACGTGGTGTCGAAGATTTCAATCTGGCCGGCTATGACCGCGCCTTGAATCCTATCGGCCTGAGCGCCGAACAACTCGGCTTGAATGCGGGGCGCGAAGGCGTGGGCGGCGTCAAGCAGGCTTTGTCCGATGCCTACAATAACGTTTTGCCGAATCTGACCTATGTGCATGACAAGCAGGCGATGGCCGATTTTGCGCAGCTGCATCAAATGGCGCAAAACCTGCCGCCACCGCAAGCCCAGCAATTCCAAAAAATCTTATACAACATCTTCGAGAGCAAACTAGGGCCGCAGGGAAGTATGGATGGCACGGCTTTGAAGGGAGCCTTGGAAGGACTTAGTGACAAGGCCAAGGGTTATGGATCCTCCGGTGACCCGGATCAGCGGGACTTGGGCAAAGCCTTTGGACAGGCGGTGGCGAATATCCGCAGCAGCTTGCAAAGAACCAATCCCATGTATGCCGAAGCGTTGAAAAATATCGACCAAGGCTATGCCAACTATGCCACCCTGCGCCGCGCTGCATCGAGTACTGCCGCGCCGAATGGGGTATTCACGCCGTCGCAATTACAGACCGCGATACGGGCCCAAGACCAATCGGCCGGCAAGGGCAATTTCGCTACCGGGAATGCCTTGATGCAGGATTTGGCCGATGCTGGCAAGAATGTGATGCCGACCTATCCCGATTCGGGCACGGTGGGGCGCGGCCTGGCGATTGCGTCGCCCATGGTGGCGACAGGGGCCATGACAAAGCCACTCGCTACCGCAGCGGGAGTGGGGGCCGGAGGGCTGGCCATGCTTCCCTATACGGGGGTAGGACAAAAAGTCTTAGCGGCAGCTTTAACAAAGCGCCCAGCCAATGCGCCAGCTTTAGCGCAAGCGGTGCGCGATGCTTCCCCTGCGGTAGGAGCGGCGCTGACGCCAGCCCTGTTGCAGGCGCTGAAAAATTACTCGAATTAGCGGCCACAAGCCAATAAGAAAGCCGCTCCCTAAGATGCGCCAGAATTGATGGTCGTCCATAGAACACCGTAAGTAAGTAGTAAGCACAGTATAGGAGAAAACCCCATGCCATGGAACGGAAGCGGGAATTTTACCCGCAAGCACAATTGGACGCAGGAGGCGGCCCAAAACCTGCCGATTTCGGCTACGTCGTTTGACGATGACACCAACGATATCACCACAGCGGGCTTGGGTAATTGCATCACGCGCGATGGTCAAGGAATAGCCGCGACGAATATTTCCTGGGGCGGTTATCGCATCACCAATCTCGGCAATGTGGTCACTGGCACCGATGCGACGAATGCCAATTATGTCAACACGGCCACGCAAAATCGCTCCATGGGTGGTTTTAATCTGACCAATCTCGCGAATCCGGTCAATCCTCAAGATGCCGCGACCATGAGCTGGGTGCAGGGAACGACGACGGCGCTGCCCTCCCAGGGCGGTAATGCTGGGCTATTCCTGACTACCAATGGAGCAGTCGCCTCTTGGGCATCGCAATACCCGGTGCAGACTGGCCACGCGGGGCAATTTCTGAGCACCAATGGCACCTCGGCAGCATGGTCTTATCCCTTCATCAATACTATCAATGCTTTGGCGACGGCGAATGTCACCTTGAACGGCAGCCTTCAATATCAGCCAATCGCCATGACGAGCCTGGGCCAAAGCATCACGCTGCCGGCGGCGAATGGGCTGGCGACCGGAGGCCCGCAATTCATCCTCGACAATACCAAGGGCACTTATAGCGTCGGCATCCGCGACAATACAGGTACCCTGATCATGGCGATTGCGCCCGGCGGCGAAGCCTTGGTCGCCCTGAAAGACAATAGCAGTGCAGCGGGCGTCTGGGCCGTCACCGGTTCACAGCTGGAGCCGGGTCTGATCACGGTCGATAACCTGTTTTCGGCCACCTATGCGGCGACTTATCTGGCACCGTATGCGGCGCTGGACAGCAATACCTCCATCCACTTCGTGGCCTTAGCCTCGAACGGCTTTGCAGCCGTCGTGGTCGATAATGCCGGCAAGGTTTTGACCACGCCGGTCACGGTTTCGACCACGGCAAATAGCGTTCCCGTCGCCGCGTTCCGTGTCGATGCAACCCACGCCCTGGTTTTCTTTGGCTCCTCGACCACCGACCATCAAGCCGTCGTCTTGTCGTTGTCGGGTTCTTCGCCGACCTTCAGTCTCGCCGTCGGCACGGCAGCCTCGCTGACGGGGACGTTTTCAGCGGCATGGGGCGGAGAAAATTCGGTCTCGCAACCGCGTATCGCCCAATTGGCAGGATCGCAATACTTGTTTGTCACCATCAGCGGCACCAATACGGCGGCGGTCTCGATTTCCGTCTCAGGTACAACCGTGTCGATCGGCGCACTGACCAATATCATCACCAGCAATTCGAATGCGAATACCCAGGCCGTCTATCCCTTGACCGCGACCACTGGCCTAGTTTTGTATGTGAGCGGCGCGGCTGCACCCTATACGGTGAATGCCGTGGTGGTCACGAGTTCTGGCACCACCTCCACTATCGGCACGCCAGCAGCCGGCGGAACGCTAGCTTCGGTCAGCGGCGCACCCATGTCTTGCCTCTTGAGCGCGACCAAGGCGATCTTTGCGAGTGACAATAATAGCGCGACCACCATGCAATGTCAGGCGGTCACGATTTCAGCAGGCACCTCCGTGGCAATTGGTGCCGCGCTCTCTGTCGAGACCGCCGGTGGCACTGTCGCCTCTCCCAATAATACCTATACCGCGTGGGGCAGTGGTAGCTGGACGGGAACCCGCACTAATCCGCACTTGTTTGGGACGGCTGCAAACTCCGCTATCTTCTCCTATGCCGATAGCACTGCTATATCACGTGTTTGTACCCTGTCAGAAAGCGGCGGTGTTCTCACCAAGGGCGCGACGGTCTATCAATCACTTATGCCCAATAGCAGCAATGGAGAAGGCCTTTTGTTGCCACCAGGATCAAGCACGGAATTCCTGGCCGCCCAAGTTCAGACGGACTCGACTACCACCCATGGGCGCCCTTTTGTCACGCCGCATTTGATCAACGGCACCGTAGTGACGACAGGCCACGAAGTAACGCTCGCGGATGCGGAAAACATCGTGAACAGTCTGTCGCAGACTGCGGCTACACGCTTGAGTCAGGGAGATTATCTGATCGGATTTTGCGGGCCGAACAGCAATAACCGTTTGCGCATTTTGAATGTCTTGCGCAGCAATGGGGTGCAGTTGAACAATCGCGGCTCGCTGAAGATGCCGAATTTCCAACCGCTCAGCATGCCACTGCAAGCGCCGGCCAGCAATCGCGCCGTCATCTTGGGGCGTACGGTGGCTTCGACAGCCGGTACGGCGACTTCACAATTACGCTTGCTCAACCTGGAGATAGCCGCATGACCCAGCTCCTCATTCTCGGCACGTCCATCCTGGCGCAAGCGCCCATCGTTGATAGCGGAGATACACTGCGCTCTGCCGATGCCATCTATCCTAAGAGCGTCATCGCCGGCTATCAATTGGTCGATGCGGCGCTTCCTCCAGGATTTAGTCCGGCTGCCTATAGCTGGAATGGGTCGGCCGTGGTAGCGAATCCACTACCGGCTGCCACCGTGCCGCAAACCGTCAGCCGCTTTCAGGGCTTGGCCGCGCTCTCGAATGCCGGCCTATTGACCCAGGCGCAAGCCGCCGTCAATGCGAGTGCGAATCCCTTGGTGGCGCTGGCCTGGAATAACTCGGCGACCTTTGATCGCCAAAGCCCGACAATGCTGGGGATAGCGGCCGCTTTAGGTCTGACGTCTTCACAGGTCGATGAATTATTTATCAGCGCGGCGCAGTTGAGGGCCTAATTGAAAATTTATCCATGGGCGTATATAGTGATTGCGGCAATGGTGCCAATTTACCACGGAGTCATTCATGAACGAATTGAATCAAACCGGAGACGGCGGCGGTACGCGTCCTCCTACGATACCGGCCAAGAAGCCGGGCCCTAAGCCTAAAAAGCGCTGATGTACCGAGAAAGCTGGAAAACCAGGCTGGCCGCCGCCGCGCTATTGTTGGCGGCGGACGGCCTTTATCATCTTTGCTTCACGCCGCCCAGCTTTCCCCTCTACTACTTCATTGTAGGCTTTTGGGACGGTGCCATGATAGGAGTTTTGCGCTGGATCCTAGGCTCCAATTCGCTGACGCACGATCTGCAACGCATCAAACTGGCCTGGGTCTTCCTCCATGCCTTCGGCTTTGTGCTCTACATGCTGTACCTGCCCCCCTTCGTGTATGACTTTTTCTTGAAAGCCTTGAAAGTGCTCGAATGGGCACGCCTCTTTATGGTGCGAAATGTGGACAAATCTCCTAAAAATAGCTGGCGGTTTGATCTGGTTCGCGGCCATCCTGATGGCGGCCAGAAACGCTTTGCTAGAACGGAAAATCTATGACCGACGACAACGGCTTGGCCGACCATCCGCTGATCGCCCTAGGAGTGCCGACGGCCACCGCCGCCGGCGGTCTAGCGACTATCTTGAATGAGATCAATAGCTTCATGACCACAGGCGCCCTGGTCGTGGGGTTTCTGGTCTCCTGTGCACTATTGCGCAATCATATTTTGAAAGGCCGCATCCTGGCACGGTTCGACCGCGAAGAAGCGGCCGAAGAAGCGCGCTTGAAAGCAGAACATGGACTTCAAAAAAATCCTTAAAGACAGCTTCACCGAACCGGACAACCAAACTTTTTGCCCGATCCGCCTGCTTGGCATCCTCGGCACGGCGCAGGGCTTGACCATGGCGGCCTATGATGTCTTTCTACAGCATGCACATTTTGACTTGCAGAATTATGGCCTTGGCCTGGGTGCAACTTTGGCAGCCCTGGGCGCTGCGCTCGGCTTCAAAAAGGACACTCCCAAATGAACATTTCCCAAGCCGGCGTTGACCTGATTAAATCCTACGAGGGCTGCCGCTTGTCGGCCTATCTGGACGCGGTGAGCATCCCGACCATTGGGTATGGGCATACCGGGCCAGAGGTCGAACTCGGACAAACCATCAGCCAGGATGAAGCCGATGTGCTGCTGCTGCAAGACCTTCAGCGCTTCTGTCAAGGCGTGGATAGGCTCGCTCCCGGCGCTACGCAAAACCAGTTCGATGCCCTGGTCAGCTTCGCCTATAACCTCGGTCTCGGATCGCTGCAAAGCTCAACGCTGCTGCGCAAATATCTGACCAATGACGTTGCGGGCGCGGCCGATGAATTCCTCAAGTGGGACAAGGCTGCTGGGAAGGTCTTGCTGGGCTTGGCGAAACGGCGCGCCGCAGAACGTGCGCTCTTCCTAGGACTAGATCATGTGGCTTAGCCTCTTGCTGCGTGCTGCTCCCTATCTGGCCGCTGTCGCCGCAGTGATCGGCCTTGGAACTTATGTCCATCACCATGGCGTCGAAAGTGGACGCGCTGAAGTGCAGGCGCGCTTTGATCTACACTTACGACAAGACGCCGAAGCGATCGCCGCAGAAAACGCCAAGGATCGCGCCAAGGAAGAAGCTACCCAGGCGGCCTTTGCGCGGGTTGACCAACAACATCAGGAGACGCTGAAAAATGCCCAAGCCGAATATGAAAAGATCATTGCTAGCCTTAAGTCTGGTGCTGTGCGCGTGCGCGACAACCGCGCCGCCGTCTGCCGTAGTGAAGCCAGCCCAACTCCCGCCAGTCCCGGCAGCGATCAGCCAGGCGCACGAAGCCAACTTTCTGAGCCGGATGCAGAGTTTTTGCTGTCTATCGGACGCGAAGCCGACCAAGTAGTCACCCAGCTACAAGCCTGCCAAGCACTCCTGAAGGCGGAACGCTCAGGACAAGAGATCGACGACCACGCTGATTAGCGCAAGAATGCCACCCATCGCCATGACAGCGCCCAAGATGCCTTTAGCAGCGCCGAGTTGATCGTTATTATCCATTTTGCAATCCTCTCATCGTAAAAAAGGCCAGGATATCCCGGCCTTTTTCTTGGGCGTAATCAGCGTTTATTTTGCCTGGGCGTAGACCGCGTTGAATAGCGCGCAGTTATCCGGCAAGAAGTCGCTGGCACCTAAGGCCCATCCCACAATAGTCTGCCCGTTAGAGCAAATGATCTGGGTCGCGCCGGAAGCGTTGAACCACTTATTGCCGCTGTAGTTGACCCAATTAGCCTGGAAAGTCGGCGAATTCAGCATTGCAGTGACGTCAGCTGCGGCGATACTGATGATATTGGCCGATCCAGCCATGGTTGTCAGCGACATGGCGCCCGGCGTCAGATCGAGGTAGCGCGCGTCCTTATACGGGATGACCGAGGTTGAGCCGGACATGGTGCCTTTGACGGCGATATCAAAGGTTCCAGCCGAGGCGGCGAAGGCAGCGACCAACAGGGTAACAGCGAGGAAAAGCTTTTTCATGGTACGTCCTTTAAAAAGTGGGACTACAGGGGAAACGGCTTTATTTTAGCGCATTTTTACAAAATGCTAGGATTTTCAGGGACTGGATTGGCCTCATGCTCCGCCAAATGCAGCATGTGTTTCAGTCGGTAACCTTCCAGCGCCCAAATTTTCTGTTTCGCGTTGTCGCGTGCGATCTTGCGACCCAGTTCTTCATCGAAATTGGCCGGCGATACGCAGGCTGATTCGCCGGTCACTGTAAAGCCATTGACCAGCGTGAGGCAAACAACCGTGAGTGTCGTTCCTGGGAAGACGTGATAGTCTTCTTTGGAAATCGTGCGTTCGATGTCGTCCAGCATGATGCGCGGTGCTGTCAGGCCTTTGGCTTGAATTTCTGCTTCAATTGCGTGATCGTCCATCTTATTTCCTTTCTTTAAATGAAATCATTTAAGCGCAAGCTTGACCGTTTCGTCAGCTTGCTTACAAGTGGTCGCGGATACGCTGGATGATGGCACGCATGCTCAGTGCGCTTTCTTCGCCCAGAGTCAGACAAGCACTTTCCAGGTCGGCAAGGACGCCTTCCTTATGATCCTGGCGCTGCACTTGGGCTAGATAGTCCTCGGTTTGCTTGAGGACGGCTTTGGCATTGTCAACCGCTGTTTGGGCGGCTTGGATAGCTTCTTGTGTCATGGTTTTCCTTTCGTGGTGGGGAGGGTTAAATTAGCCGTCGCCGTCGCCGTCGCCGTAGCCGGAGCCGTCGCC